TAGCGCGCGGGCGCGCGCGAGCGCCCTCGGAAGGGGCGCTCGGCGCACCGCTTGCCGAAGAGGCGACAGCCTCGGCACGTGAAACAGTTCCTCGCCAAGCGCTTCCCGCCGAGCCCCGAAAAATTCCGGCCGAAGAACGCGAGGCGATCAGCCGCAAAGCGCAACAACTCCGCGCCGAGCTTGCCATGCCGAAGGGCGCGGCATGAGCGTCTCCGAGGATTTCCCCGACCGCCGCGGCGCCCGCGTCAAGGGCGACGATGAGCCGGTGAAAAGCCGGAACCCTAGGCGCGATGAGCAAATGCGCGCGCTCAGAAAGAGCGGGGAGAGCGTGAAAGCGCTTGCCGTGCGGTTCGGGCTATCGGCGGCTCGCGTCTCACAGATTTGCAAGCCCGAGGCGGCGGTGCGGAACCGCCGGAGAAACCGGGAATACGGCCGGAGAGTGCGCGAGGCGGAGCGCAGCCAATGACCCGCCGTGAGGAAACTATAGGCGACTGCCGGCTTATCCTAGGGGATTGTCGGACGGTGCTGAATTCGCCGAGCGGCGGGATTGAATTTGATGCAATCGTGACAGACCCAGTGTGGCCAAACTGCCCCATTGGACTTTTGCCGGGAAGCGCTCATCCGCACGATTTGTTGCTCAGCGCTTTGCTCACCTTAATGCCAAAACGAGCTGTAATTATTCTGCGCTCCGATAGCGATCCGCGCTTCTTGTCGGCCGTGCCAAAAGAATGGCCCTTCGTTTGTATGCAGGCGATGTCGTACGCTGTGCCGATGTTTCTCGGGCGGGTGCTCGGCGGAACGGAGATTGCTTATTGTTTCGGCGAGCCGATTCCATCCGAGGCATCTCGGCGAGTGATCCCGATGTGGGGGCCAAAGGCGCAACCTTCTGATCGTCCGCCGAATGGTCACCCGTGCTCTCGCTCCGAAACACACATGCGTTGGCTAGTCTATTGGTGGTCACAGGAGGCGGAGACCGTTTGCGACCCCTTCATGGGCTCTGGCACAACGGGCGTTGCTTGCGTCAACCTCGGTCGCAAATTCATCGGCATAGAGATTGAAGAGCGTTATTTCTCGATAGCCTGCAGGCGCATCGAGGAAGCCTACCGTCAGCCGCGCCTCTTCGAAGAGCCAAAAGCGCAGCCGGTGCAGCAGTCAATGCTGGACCGCGCCCCCGCCAATGGGAGAGACGGATGATTTCCGTGTCCGCTAAAGATCGCTCCGGAGGGCCGTCAAGAATTCCATGCCCGAGCTGCGGCTCGCGAAAGTCTGGCGTGACCGATAGCAGGTCCGGCCCGAACAAATCAATCAGGCGGCGACGGCAATGCGAATGCGGGCACAGGTTCTCAACTTATGAAGCGGCGATGATCGCCTCGCCGCCGGAAATCATGAAAGAGCTTTGGGTCCTGCGAACCCACGCAGAACTACTCGTGGAGTCCATCGACAGAGCGATGAAAGCAATTGCGTCTGGCGACAATCTCATTGGAGACGCAGCGGCGCCAGTACGCGACAATCGCGTCGCCTACCCCGCCCCCTCAAAACAAGGAGAAGGGATGTGAGCCCCATCGAAGAGAGGAGAGCGCCGTCTCGCGCCGCATTGCGGTCTTCAGCTGAGGCAGAAATCCGCGACGCGGGTGTGGCGAAACTGCGGCGCCTATATCCGCAGGCGCGCATAATTCATGAGCTGAATTGCGCCGGCAGCGGCTCCAATCGTATCGATGTCGCAGCAGTAGCGCCGGACCAAATCATAGCGGTCGAGATCAAGTCGGCAAAGGACAAACTCGATAGACTGACGAGCCAAGTCTCGGCTTTCGAGAGGTGTTGCCACGAAGTGCTGATCGTGGCGCACACAAAGTTTTTCGCCAAGGCCGAGCCCTTTGAGGGGCTAGAGCTTTCGTGGCCAGACAGAAGAAACCATCATCGGTCAAAGGTATGGATGTATCCCGAGCCGGAGCGCGACGCGCCATATCCGACAAGCAACTATGTCTGGCGCGCGCCGGAGCAAAGCCTGTATCAGCCGCACGCCTATGCCATGCTAGAAATGCTGTGGGCGGAGGAATTACGTTGGCTCTGCGGTGCGCACAGAATCGGCGCTGGGAAGCGGCCCACATGCGCGACGATGGCGGCGATGCTGGCCTATCACCTCACGGGCAAGGAGATCGCCGAAGGCGTGTGCGAAATGCTCCGTTGGCGGAACTTTACAGAGGCAGACCCAGCGACCGATCCCAACAGTGAGCGCTTCATTAAAGGAACCGCCCCATGACCAGCGAGGAGAGGAAGGGAGAGGGGAGGTTGCGCCTTATCCCGGTCGATTTAGAGGAAGCTAACAACTTTGTGCGCGAGCATCACCGTCACCACGCCGAAGTGCAGGGCCACAAGTTCTCGCTTGGGGCCGCGCTCGGCGAAAGGATTGTCGGCGTTACCATCGTCGGGCGTCCGGTAGCGCGTGCGCGGCAAGATGGCCGAACGCTTGAGGTAACGCGCCTTTGCACCGACGGGACGAAAAACGCATGTTCGTTCCTCTATGGTGCAGCATGTCGCGCGACATTCGCGCTCGGCTATAGCCGGATCGGGACATATATTCTATCATCCGAACCCGGAACATCGTTAATGGCCGCTGGATGGCGTCTTATCGGCGAGACTGCGGGCGGATCGTGGTCACGGCCTTCGCGGCCCCGCGTCGATAAGCACCCGTTGCAACAAAAGCTGCTATTCGAGAGGATCGCCCAATGACATTCCCCGAGATATACGCAAAGCACGGGCCTGGCTATTACCGGACTCGCGACGGGCGGAAGGCGCTTGTCGGGGAGTGGCATTCGGAATTTCAGCGCTATGTCGGCGTTGTGATGTCGGACCTGGAAGTCACTTTCGCGACGTGGTCCGCACAAGGAATATGTAACGGCTCGACCGTGGCGAGGCTTGTTGAAAACGTCGACCTAGTCGACGTTTGGACCGAGCCCCGCAAGATAAGCGGGTGGGTTGCGAGTTATGCGTCGCACCGGCCTCGCGGGCTTTACGACACGAAAGAGGACGCGCTGCAAATGGCGGTGAAAATTGCGACGTTTAGCGGCCCTGATGTTTATGAGAAGCCAACAGCCGCAATCTTCGTGACCGGCGTTGAAGGCGTCGGCCCGGAGGAGTCTGGCAGTGGCTGAAACAACCTCTATCGGCTGGTGTGAGTCCACCTTCAATCCATGGATCGGCTGCCAAAAAGTCTCACCGGGTTGCGATCATTGCTACGCCGAGGCGATGGATAAACGCACCGGGGGAGCGCATTGGGGGCCGCACGCGGCGCGCCGGCGAACGTCGGAGGCTTATTGGAAGAACCCGCGCAAATGGAACCGCGCGGCGGAGAAGTCCGGGGCGCGGCCGTTCGTTTTCTGCGCGTCGATGGCAGACGTCTTCGACAATCAAATCGATCCGCAATGGCGCGCCGATCTTTGGGCGCTGATTGAAGCGACGCCGCGCCTTGTCTGGCTTCTCCTGACAAAACGCCCGCAGAATGTCGAAGGGATGATCCCGGCCGCAGGCTTGCCGAAAAACGCCGCGCTCGGAACATCGATCTGCACACAGAGCGAAACAAAGAACGGCGACATTATCGCAAAAATCCCGGCATTATTCCATTTCTATTCGATGGAGCCGCTGCTAGAATCGGTGCGGCTTTCGAGGTTTCCAGATTGGGTGATTGTCGGCGGCGAGAGCGGCGCGCATCGCCGGGAATGCGATCAGCATTGGGTTCGCGCGCTTCGCGATCAGTGCCTCATTCGGAACGTCCCGTTTTATTTCAAGCAATGGAGCGGGCGAACGCCGAAAGCGAACGGCTGCGAAATCGACGGGCGGACTTGGAAAGAGCGACCGCTCGCCGTCGGCCCGGAGGAAGGAAAATGAGCGAGAGCGGTTATAGTCTCATCGTGAGCTTCCCCGATCAGTCGGCTTCATTCGTTCATGGGTTCGAAGCCGGGAAGCTAGATACAGCGATGGCGTGTGGCGTTTGGGCAGACATTGAAGTTACGACGCACACGGAAAATCACGAGGTGATACGTCGGCTGGCTATTGCGCAAGGCTGGGAAGTAGAATTCAAGCCGAGCGATGTAGATGGGTGGGAATACGCGACGCTGAAGAAGACGAAGAAAGCACCGGAGAAGCCAAATCCGCACGGGCTGCGCGTCGTTGGCCCGGAGGAGAGAGAATGAGCGAAAAGCGACAGATATTTTGCGACCAATGCGACTCCGAAATATCTCCCGGCGTAGGCAGCCTTCGTTACTATCTGGAGCTTCGCGCTGTTGGTTTTCAAAAACTTGGCGGCCCAGCTAACGAGTTATTTGTGCCGCCGCCAATTGACGGAGTAAAACAATTGTGCAGCTCTGGCTGCCTTGCCGCGTGGCTCCGGCAGAAGGAATGAAAGGAGTAGGGGATGAATCCTAAATTCCAGATTTTTCAGGACTCCAAGAAGCAATACCGCTGGCGCCGTCGCGCTAGGAACGGAAAGATTACAGCGGACGGCTCTGAGGGATATTTCAACAAGGCTGGCGTGAAGCGCGCAATTGCGCGGCATGTTGTCGACATTGCGATCTGCGGGTTCAGCGAGAAGACAGACCTTCGAACGGGGAGGCGCACGCCCTACACAACGGCGCCCATCGAAGACCTCACGCTGAGACCCAAGCCCAAGCCCAAGCCCAAGCCCAAGCCCAAGCCCGCGAAGAAACGCAAGGCCGTGAAGAGGAAGAAACGATGAAACTGTTTCTTTTGGCGGCGCTGGCTATCGCCACTATCGTCATCTCGTTGCTGGTGATGATTCGCGGCTGGGGGCTCACGGTGCATAGTTGGCCATGGGTGCTCGGCGGAATCTTTTGGAGCGCGATCGCCACGCCGATGATTGCGCACGCCATTAACAGGACCGACATGTTATGACCGAAGAATCCTACCCCTCCATCACAGTCGGCCTCTCGGCGGAAGAAAAAGCGCGGGCTCCGTTATTGGAAGCGCTGAGAAAGGCGGCGAAGCAATTTACCGAATGCGTGATCGCCGCCGACCCTAATGGTCTTCACGACGTGCGCTCGCTCGCTTGCTTTTCGACATATCTCGATGTTGCGGGACGCTCAGACGCCGCCGCCGCTATCCGCTCAGGAATCGAAGCGGCGGAAGCCGAAAGAGTAGCTCCAGACCACATCAAGGGCTGTGGATGCGGCGGGTGCGCCAGCATAAGCAGGGATATAGATGTCGGCTATCGCCCACCCGCCCAACAGGAAGAGCAGGAGAGCGCCGAGGGCGAGATACGTTACGACGTGAGCATGACCACGACAAACATTTTTGATCCCGAGATTTGCACAATCTATGAGCCCGGAAAACAACCGCGCTCCATGCGCTTGAGCGAGCTTCCAGCACAAGTGGCGCCAGGCACGCGCGTGGTGAAAATGACTGCTAGGCATGATGCAAGCCGCCCAGTCTCGATTGGTCTCTATACCGAGCCCGCCATCCTCGCCATCAACGAAGAGCGATGCTCGCGCTGCGAAAATGTCTACAAGATGGGAGTCAGCGCTGACATGATCGTACAGGCGGAGGGCGCGCCGCCGATGTGCCAGCCCTGTCTCAGGGCCAAGCTAGAGCAACAAGTGCAAATGATGGCGCTTAAGCGATACGCGTTGTTTGCCGGCGATGACTGCTACCCGCTCGGCGGGTTTGCGGACTATCAAGGCTCATTCGATGCGTTGCAGCCGGCGATGGCGCATTGGCCCCTGAAAAACGGAGAAACAAATCCCTACAGCAAGGGCGTCTTCGGATGGCGCCACATCATCGACCTTCAAACCGGCGTTTGCGTGTTTTCAGACGAGCCCGAACCGACAGACGCCAAGACCATGCCTGAAGGCTGGAGCGTTGCGGAGGCTGAGCTTGCACCGCTCGCGCCCACGGAGGATGAGTGACAGAACCAATCGCCTCCCATTGGTATTGCGCCATTGTCTCTCCGGCGCGTGAGTTTTCAGCCGAGCGCGCGCTGCGCCAGCATGGATACGAAACGCTTTTGCCGACCGAACTGACGTGGAGGCGGTATTCGCGTCATGCAAAGCGGTGCGTTGAAAAGCGTTACAAACTCTGGCGCCCGATCTTGCCGCGCATGGTCTTTGTCGGAACGGAATATGAAACTGGACTCTCTGGAATCATGGACATTTACTGCGTAAGGGGTATATTATCCGTAGGCGGCGTTCCGCGCAAATTAAAAGACGATGAGATGGAGATGATCCGCGATCTCGGGCGTCGGGCGGGGAGCTTATCTAAGTTTCATCGCGCGTTCCCGGAGTTCAAGAAGGGCGAATATGTGCGCATCGTCTCCGGGCCGCTTCAATCGTTTGGCTCTGTCGTTGAGGCGCAGGATAAAAAATCAGGGCTCGTCACGGCGGAAATTGAAATCCTTGGGCGAAAGACCAAAACCGTTTTCGACCCGGGACAGCTTGAAAAGGTGAGGGCGGCGTGAGGCGGTTTATCCAAGGAAGATTATGGAGCCGCTGGCCCTGGGATAAAATCCCGCCATGGCCGTATCACTCTGGGCGGCTGGCGGATCACCGCGAGAAAATGGATCGCGCCATCGCCACGATGCGAGAGGTCACGGGCATACACCCGGTTCAGTTCGGCCCGCTCCCCGTCGAGAAGGAGTACCCGTGGTGACCGACTGGCGCCCGATAGAGACGGCGCCGAAGGATGGGAGGCGGATTCTGATTTATTGGCCTAACTATTCATATGAAGTGCAGGGGCCCGGAGAGCCTCTTATTGATATTGGGTGGTGGACAAAAAACTCACGTCTCAACGAGAGCAGCATAAATTGGAGGCCGCGCTTGAGCGCATCGGAACTATTGGGGCTAGGAGAGAGTGAGGCGAGCGACGAGTATTTCACCAACACAGGTGAGTGGGACTGTTACGGCCTCTCGATTAAACGGCACGCCCCCACGCACTGGCTCCCTCTTCCCCCACCCCCAGAGGACGGGAGATGAAAAGGATGGGGCTATATGCAGCGCTGGGGCGGGGCGTTTTGTACGCGACGCTCCTAACATTTGTCGTCGTGGTCGTTGTAATGATGATCCCTGGACGGCAAACGCTACTGGGCTTTGTTCTTGGGGTTTCGGCCGGAGCTGGCGGGGTCCTTCTCGGCTACAAACTGCATTGGCGCCCTCCAACAGAGGATAAAACATGACCGCTTCAAATCTTGAATGGGCATACACCAAAGAGGACGGGAAATGATCGAGCGATCAGCCGCAATTTGGAAGGATTTTCTCTGTGGCCAATAACAGGATGTTTCTAGCCAACAAACGCACGGGCGCGAGGATCATGCTGGCGAAATATTATCCCTCTACGGGGTGGTATACCTCTGACAAGGGCCTGTTGAAGCGACTGGACGAGGCATTCGACGCCGCCGATTTCGGCCACTTGACGCAAGATCAGAGGACGGAAAACAGCGAGCACGTCGGCCTCGGCGCGCCGCATATCAGCTACGGGCAGACATACGGCGAGGAGTGGGTCTTGGAATACGAAACAGAACCGAGCGTCCGGACGCCCGTCAGTCCGTCGGGTGGCGAAAAATGAGAATCCCCGGATTAGGCGCGTATTTCGAGAGCGCAAAAGCAGCCGAGAAGCGCCCGCGGATAACTGAGGATTGGACTGCCGAAGAAATCCTTGCTGAAATTGCGGAGCGACCGATAGACGCCGATGGCCGCCCGGTTATTTTCCTGAGCGAAACGACGCCGATGATGCTCGCCATCGTCAAAGAAATCGCCGCGATCAAGGAATGGAAAAGAATTCCGCCGGTCGATAAGCCAGATGGAGCGTCAAATGTCGACGAACGATGATTTCGAGATCGTAAAGATCGGATCGGACTCTGACGGCGAGGAATTATTTGTTGTGCGCCGGAAAGAAACCGGCGTTCTAGCGGTAATGAGTTTCGGCAATTCGGAATGGGCAGAGGATGCGCTGTTTTTAGCGGGGGATCAGTGGAGCGCGGAGCAGCGCGAGCGTCTTGCCGAACCAACCCCTTGACCAATCCTCCGAATGCGCCATAACTTGACGCCAAGACCTCCCGCCGATCCGTCGGCAAGCGTCGTGTAGCCCGAGCCGCGGGCGCGGGGTCCGGCCGGAAATGCCGGCAGGGCGGGTAACGCCCTCAGGCGTCATTTGCGACGCCGTGCAGCGCATGAGGAAAATCAGAAAATGACTGACGCTTCGCGCGATCCTGAATATATCAGCCCAGCGCCGATTGAACTCCGTCTCGAATGCCTTCGGTTCGCCCTCACCCAAGGCGGCTATCTGGGGCCAGAGGCGTTAATCGACGCGGCCGCGAAATTCCATGCGTATGTGAGTAATTGCGCCGGGCCGACGCCCCCATCCACCACGGTCGGATAATCGAAATGCCCTTAAAACGCGGCAAGAGCCAGAAGACGGTATCAGCGAATATCTCTGAACTCCGCCACGCCGGCTATCCGAAAAAGCGGGCCGTCGCGATTGGATTGGCTAAGGCGCGCGCTCCCGCCAAGCGAAGCGGAAAGCGCTCGCGTGGGTGATCAACTCTCCCGCCGCTCGTTATTTAAATTCCTCGGCCTTGGCGCGGTTGGCGCATCGGCTGCGGCTTTGGGTGGAATGGCGAAAGCTGCGCAACTAAAACACCTAAACGACACGGCGCGCCAAATCATGGCTGAGATGGCGACTTACAGCCCGCTTCCGAAGGAAATAAGCGGCCGATTAAGCGTCGCCTTCAGGCGGCAGATGGAATCCATGGCAGACGGCGGGACGCTAGTTTTGCGCGAGGGGCGCTACACCAAGCAATCGCGCGTGGTATACGTAAACGGGCAACGAATTGTAATTCCTTATCTAACCAAAGCTATCGATGTCTGACAACGTCGCCTCTCTCGCCGCCGCCCGTGTGCTAAAGACAGAGGATAACACCCTCTGGTCCCCGGTTGAATGCGCGAGACAATTCATCCTCGACGTTGAAGAGGGAAGGGCAAAACCCAAGCGCCTCCTCATGATCTGGGAAGAGGATTTGCCAGACGGCCGCGTTGATATTCAAAACATGCGCTGCAACATGGATACGGCTTATGAGGCCTGGCTGCTTTCGTCCGCGCAATATTTCGCCCACAAGCGTGGCAGTGATGGGTAGGCATGACAGAACCAAATAAATACGCAGCAGCCCTCGCCGAGCGGATATGACACGCCGAATGCGCCAGCCGACTGATGAGGAGCTGATCCGCGCGTGGCGCACTGCCCTGCGGATCGGGATCGTCGGCCCAGACGAGAATCCTAGCGACAGCGTGGCCAAGGCTTTAGCCGGTGAAAGAGCGCAGCGCACGCAAGCCCGTAAAAGCACATGAGCGACCGTAAAACCCAAGTACTTGGCCAGAGCGACATCTCCGAGCCGGCCCCAGATCGCGCCACTCAGATACTCCAACTCATCAGCGACGGTGCAAGCCTGCGCTCGGCCGCGAAAACAGTAGGCATGGGCGCGACGACTTTTCTCGACTGGACGGCGCAGGATTCGGCGCTTGCCGAGCGTTACGCGCGCGCGCGCGAGGAGCGCGGGTTTGCGCTCGCTGAGGAAACCCTTGAAATTGCGGACAATCCCGATCTCGACGCCAACGACAAGCGGGTCAGGATCGATACGCGCAAATGGTTCGCCTCAAAGCTGAATCCGAAGAACTTGGGCGACAAAACATCGGTAGAACACGCTGGCGCTGACGGCGGGCCGATCAAAGTTGAAGATGTAAGCGATCATGAACTCGCTCGACGAATTGCTTTCGCTCTTCGAGGCGCCATCGAGCAGACCAAGAGCGCTGGAGGCGGGCAAGCTGGCGCTGGAGAAGACGGCCAATCTCCGGTGGACACCTAACCCTGGGCCGCAGACGGATGCGTATTTCTCCGAGGCGGACGAGCTTTTCTATGGCGGCGCGGCGGGAGGCGGGAAGACCGATCTTCTCTGCGGGCTCGCGCTAGACCAGCATTTCCGGGCGGCCATCTTCCGCCGTGAAGGCGTTGACCTCCGAGGCGTGACGCAGCGCCTCGTTGAGATCATGGGGACGACGGACGGCTATAACGACCATGACAAGATATGGAAGTTCAGCCGCGAAAAGACGGTCGAACTCTGCGCCTGCCAGTACGAAAAGGACAAGCTCTCCTATCAGGGCCGGCCGCATGACTTCTACGGCTTTGACGAGATATGCCAGTTCACCAAGGCGCAGTACCAGTACATCATCGGCTGGAACCGGTCGACCAGGCGAGGCCAGCGCTGCCGCGTCGTCGCCGCCGGCAACCCGCCGCAAACCCCTGAGGGATATTGGGTCAAGGAAGCCTGGGCGCCGTGGCTTGATAAGGCGTTTCCCAACCCGGCAAAACCGGGCGAGCTGCGCTGGTACACGACCGATGAAGAAACGGGGCGCACGAAATGGGTAGACAAGGACTGGCGCGGCAAGGACGCGTCCGGCAACGTCATCGCTCCGAAATCGCGGACGTTCATTCCGGCGCTCCTCTCCGATAACCCGGAGCTTCCCGAGACCTACCGCGCGACGATCCAAGGAATGCCCGAGCCGTTGCGCTCGCAACTGCTCTATGGCGATTTCGACGCGGCCGAACGAGATCAGATCAATCAGGTCATTCCGACGGTCTGGATCAGGGCCGCGCAAGAGCGCTGGAAAGCAAACCCGCCTAAGCCCGACGCCAAGATGATTTCTGTCGGCGTCGACATGGCGCAGGGCGGGGACGATGAAACGGTGTTCGCAATCAGGGTTGAGGGCAGAGCGCTCAGAGAGTGCATCGCCTATCCCGGGCGCGATACGCCGGACGGGCCGACCGCAGCGGCGCTGCTCTTAAAGCACCTGCGCAATAAGGCGACGCCCAACATCGATATGGGCGGCGGCTTCGGCCAGTCGACCTATGACCATCTGTCGGCGAACGGGATCAGGGCCGAGAAAATGGTCGCTTCCGGCGAGAGTCTGGCTCGTAACGATTCAGGGCTCAAGTTTGTGAACAAGCGCGCCGAGTGGTGGTGGAAAATGCGCGACGCGCTCGATCCGGGCAAGACGAACCTTGTGAAGCTCCCGCCCGATGAGCGCCTTGCCGCTGACCTCGCTGCTCCAATGTGGAAGCTGATGCCGCGCGGGATTCAGATCGAGGCCAAAGACGAAGTGCGAAAGCGTCTCGGCCGCTCGCCGGACAGGGGCGACGCTGTCGTCATGGCGTTTGCAAGTCCGTTGACCGATGACGCGGCGGACATGAGCCGGCCCCGCCGGGAGAAGAGGAACGCATGGGCGGCTTAATGGAGCGGCAAGGAGAGATAATCGCCTTGCTGAAAGCCGCCGGATGCGCCGACCCTGAGATCAAGCGCGACGGCGCGAGAACGACCATCTCGGCTGGCATGGGCGGCCGGCGTTATACGTGGATGACGATAGCCGAAAACGTCGATTACGGCATGGCTGAGCGTGGCGCGCGCTTCGTTATCGAAAGGCTGCGAGAGCTGAATGCCGGCGATTGAGATTGTCCGCCGCAAAGTGAATTGCGTCTCCGGCGCGTCGTGGTTTGGGACGCCTCATCTTGGCGTTTCGTGGACGAAGGGCTGGTTTCGCGTTGATGTGCTCGGCCATGGCTTTTGGTGGGCGTGGTCATTGAACCCGCGGAAATTCGAGGCGGCGCGATGGTGAGATCGATAGAAGCGATCAAGGCTGACATCCTCAAAGAGCGCTCGGCCTTCTCTCCCCATCGCCAGCATGACCGTCACGTCCAATGGCCGCAGGCAGGAGAGATCGCGCGAGCCCTTGTCGCCGCCGGCTGCGAGGACGTGCATTTCATGTTGAGCCCGTCGCCGGCGGTCGGCGCGTACAAGCTGCACGTCATGGCGACGCGCGACGGAAAGCGCTACGGCGTCATGTTTTCCGCAGACACGAACTTCGCGGGCGTCGAGAAAGCCGCAGAGCGGTTACTTGAATCGTTCAAGGCGGATGCGGCATGAACCGCGACTGGATCGCCTGGTCTCTGAATAGCGCCGGCGCTGAGAGCGTGACGTTTGACTCCGGTCCTGAAGGCCCTGTTGTGACCGCGGTCGATAATGGCGAGATCGTCGGCGCTCGTTACACAAACGATAGAGAGGTTGTCGTCGCTCTAACTCGGCGCATCAAGCAGGGCCGCGAGCGGTCGCTTCTGATCGAGGCGGACGAGTCCGGCAAATTGGACGTTGCGGCGTATGACGCAGCGAAGGCCGAGCTTGAACCTGACCGCCTGAAGATGAATGCGGGCGATTATTTCGACGCGCTGAAGGCCGCCTACAAGCGCGCTGCAAAGCAGAAGGAACTGGCGCCTGAATGACGTGGGAGCAAATCAAAGAGAAGCTCGAAGGCGCTGGGTGTCGCGACGTCGAGATGATCGAGCACCCAGCGGATGCCGAGTGGGCAGCCGAAACCACAGTTGCAGCGTCGATGGGAGCGGCGCGCCACGTAGTTGCTTGGTTGACAGACGCTATCGGCGACGCCGGAATCGACCATCAGCTCAACCGCCTCATAGAAAGACTCCAAAAGCAGAAGGAACGGGCCGCGTAAATGATCGGGTTTTTCTATCGGCTCTGGCAGCGCGTTGAGGATGCATGGCTCACCTATCGTTTGGGGCCGACGCGCCCGGTGCGTCCGCACAAGGACGCTCTTGAGGCGGCCATCGCAGAGCGCGGCAAGCATCACGGCGATAATGTGAGGGTCCAATGGTTCGACTACGGATTCCAGTTGGGCGTCCTCTTGACTCAAGGCGAGCACCGTCGCGCGTGGCGCATCGCGCATTTCGGCAGGAGCAAAGAGCCTGTCACCGAGCATGAAATAAAGCAGGTGATCGAAGGCGCCTTCTCCGATTTGGAGGAAGGCTTGGCGATTGCTGCGTAAATGATCTTGGCTCCAGAAGATTACGAGATGTTAGCCCGCGATGAGCAGATGATCTACCCAGACCCCTGCTCCGAAGAATACGCCGAACAATGCATGGCGCTCCTCCGCGAAGAGCGGCTGGAGGAAGATCGGCGCCGGTTTGCGGAATTCAGGCAGATGGGCTCGGCCATCGGCGCGATGATGGTCGTGATGGTCCTTACGCTTATAGCCGCCTGCGTCGCGTTGATCGCGAACGCGGTGCAACCATGAAAGAGCAGGCGAAGGAGACGGCGGAATGACACGGGATCAGATACGGAACCATATCGCGCGTCGAATTGAAAAGTCTCTCTTCTCCATACAGCGCGGCTATGAGTTGGGGCTGAACGACAACCCAGAGGTTGCTCGCCTCAACGCTCTTCTTGACCGGGTTCTTGCCGCGAAGACCATTGAGGAAGCGCATTGCATCGCCGGACACAATGATCGGGCCGCGTAATGGAACGCTTAGCAGACTGGCTCACGCTGAAAATGGGGATTTGGGGCGACCCGCGCCATGCGAGCCTTTGCGCGTTCATCAACGGCTTTCTCCTCTGTGCGTTTTTCTGGGTTGTGAGCGCGAACTGAGCAAATGGCCGACGACACTGAAGGCGCGCCAAAGGCCTACAGAGATCGCCTGTATTTTTGGACGCCGGACGGCGGGATAATCATGGGGCATTGCGCCCCCGAGGATGGAGAATCCATAAAAGCGTGGGTCGCCCGCGACTATCCTGGCTCGACGCTGCACTGGGCGACAGTCAAGCAAGAGGTCCCAAAGGACGCGTAACAGCCAATGGCCTACGACGAAGCCGACGTGGCGAGCGCTGACGAAGCGCCGCCCGCCGAGCGAAAACATTCAGACGAAGACCTCCACAAGCTCTTCTCCCAATGGGACCGCGACGTCATGGACGCGCAGTCGCATTGGGCGGTAGAGGCGCGCCTTTGCTATGACATGGTTTCTGGCGAACAATGGGAAGAAACGGCGAAAAAGCAGCTCAAGGACGAGTGCGTCGCCGCGATCACATGGAACAGGATTCAGCCTCTTGTCGATGCTGTCTCCGGCGCGCAAATCCAGAACCGCCATGAGACGAAGTACTATCCGAGAGAGATCGGCGATGTTGGGGTCAACGAGACTCTGACCGCAGCCGCCGAATGGGTCGGCGACGAAGGCGACTTCGAAGACGAAGAGACGGATGCATTCTACGATGCGCTTGTCTGCGGGCTTGGGTGGACCGAGCTCAGGATCGATTACGAGGAAGAGCCGGACGGGCAAATCCTAAAAGACAGGGTCGATGCGCTGGAGATGCGCTGGGACCCGTCGTCAAGGAAGAGAAACCTCGCCGATGCGCGGTACTACCGCCGCAAGCGCCCGTTTTCGAAAGACCAGTTCAAGGACCGCTTTCCGGAATGGGCGGGCAAGATCGATACTGGGACAGACAGCGATCAGCCCGCGACGTCGACCGATAATCCGGGCGATGATTATAATGACGACACTGTTCCGGACGAGCGGAAATCCAAGAACGAGATTTTCGTCAAGGAATATCAGTGGTTCGAGATCGAGACGTTCTTCACCGTTTACGATTCAAGAACGGGAGAAAAGACAGAGTTTGAGGAAGAGGCGTTTGAGAACCTGATCGCCGAGCTCAAGGCGCGCAACATGCTCGGCCGCATGGATTGGACGAAGCAGAAGCGGCGCTGCTACTATCGCGCGTTCTGCGCCGACGATGAAATCCTCGATTATGAAGAAATGCCTAAGCGCCGGGACGGCTCGCCGGTCGGCTTCACCTATCATGCGATCACGGGAAAGAGAGATAGAAACAAAGGCACATGGTACGGGCTTGTCCGCTCCATGGTCGACCCGCAGCGCTGGGCGAACAAGTGGCTGACGCAGATTCTCGTTATCATCAACAAGAACGCGAAGGGCGGCGCGTTCGTCGAGATCGGCGCGCTCGCCGAACCGAACAAGGCGATTGAAGACTGGTCCCAGCCCAATCCGCTTATATTCGTCAACTCCGGCGCCCTCGCCGGCGGCGCAATCCGCGAGCGCACCGCGCCGCCCTACCCGCAAGGGCTTGACCGCCTCATTCAAATGGCGATCGCCTCAATCAGGGACGTGACGGGGATCAATCAGGAATTGCTCGGCATGGTCGACAGGGACCAGCCTGGGATTCTAGAGCAGCAGCGGAAAGAAGCGGGCTACGCGATGCTGTCGATGTATTTCGACGCGCTTCGCCGCTACCGCAAGATGTCTGGCCGGACGCTTCTCGACTTCATTCAATTGTTCCTGTCGCCCGAAACGAAGATCAGGATTGTCGGCCAAGAGGGTGGGGTCAAGTATGTCGCGCTTGGCGATCAGCGCGAGACGGCGCGCTTTGACGTCATTGTCGACGAAGCTCCTTCAGGACCGAACCAGAAGGATAAAGTCTGGGCGATGATCGTGCAGATGCTGCCGCTGTTGACGCGCCAGCCTTTGCCGCCGGAAGTCTGGGCCGAGGCGCTTCGCTATTCGCCGATCCCGTCGGCGCTCGCCGAAAAGTTCGGCGCCGCGCTCGTCAAGCCGCCCGATCCGCAACAGCAACAGGCCATGGCCGAGCAACAGATAATGCAGAAGGCGATGGCGCAGGCGCAGTTGCGCAAGCTGAATGCAGAGGCGGCGGGCAAAGAGGCGGACGCGCAAGCAACGATGGGCGAATTGCCGCTCCGGCAGATGGAATTGCAGATCGACGCGCAAAAGCTGCAAGTCGATGCGCAGAAGACGCAGGCCGATTTCATAACGTCGCAGGCGAACGCCCAATCGGCGATGATGGACGCCGGCCAGCGCAGAGCCGATGCTGAGTTAACCGCCGCAAAGACCGAACTCACCAAGGCGCAGACCGCGCATCAGGTGATCGAGTCCGCGATCAGCAAGCTCTTTGCGCTGAGGGATACGCTCGTTGCGGCTGAAACCGAAGTGAGGATCACGACGTAATGGCAAACACGACTTACGGCGACATGAAAGAGGCAAGCCATCAGTGGCTAGCCAATCTGCGCAGCACATACGCTGAAGACCCAGAGTTTCGCGCGGCCATCGATGTTCATAACGAGGCGTTCAAGCGCTATCCTGAGGAAGCGAATGAGTGGTCGAAAGAAGCGCTCGCTAGCTGGTTAGTCAATCGAGACCGGCGCGAGTGAGGATCACGACGTGACGGAAGGCTTCACGCTCGCCGACATGGATCGCCTGAAGGCTAAACTGGAGGCTAGCGACGCCGTCGTGAAACCAGAGACCATAAACGGGAACCAGTACTACTTTCTTCCTGTGCACCCGTCGCACTTAGCAACGCCTGAGAGCCGACGCGACCTCGCGGTTGTCTGCGCTGAAATACTCCTAACGCAAACCGATCCGGTTGTCGCCGAAAGTCTCACGGGAATCATGCGTGCGTGCGGGTATCAACTGAATGAGGCGACGACGTGATCGAAACGACGTTTGACCGCATCAAGCAGCTGCGAGCGCAGCGCCAAGAGTTTGACGCCGGCTGCTTGATGCCGATCAGCAGAAGCTCTCACCGCGTGCTCTGGCGCGGATTCGATCAGGAATTCGAAACAGAGCCAGCACAGGCGTACTCTAGCGCGACGCTCGAACAGCGCCGCGCTCATGAGCTTGAGGAACCTAGGGTGCGCGAATTCATGAAACGGCACGCTCAAGGGTGACGACGTGAAAAACACGATTGATCCAATAGACGATCCGCTCGGCGCACTGAAACAGCTTCAGGCGCAGATGCAGACACTGCTCAAAAAAACGCGAGCCCCAAAAAAGAGCATCCAACCCATGGCCAAGAAGAAAAAGAAAGGCGTCCGCTGCTAGGCGGATGAAAGCGAATGGACATTGAACCAATCATTGCGGAAGCGAAAAAGGTCCTCGGCGCGACAACGACGATAGTCGATTACGCTGATACGTCCGGCAAGGTGAGGGTCTTCACGCCTTCTGGCGTCCTCACCCTTGATCTCGCCGGCTTCAACGATCCAGTCCTCGCGCTGATCTTGCTTCTCGATAAAGAGAAGGCCGAGCAATACGCCAAGTCGAAAGAAAAAGCGGCAGACGCGAGAGCCAAGGCAGACGCGCTGAAATCCCAAGCCGCAGCGCTCATTGCTGAGGCGGAAAAACTGACGGCCTAAGGAGCCACAATGGACGACGTACAAGCCCTGACCAAAGCGATCATCTCGGAGGCCTCGCTGAAATGCGGCAAGGCCTTGCAGCTCGACAGCTTCCAAAGCTACGGCAACGACCACTCAAAGCCCGGCGAAATGCGCGTCATCGTCGGCGAGATGCGGGAAACGATGACGATGACCGGCGAGGGGTTTATGCAAAAGGTCTGCGCGCTCGCCGCGCAATTCACGGTCGAGGTTAAAATCCCGATGCTGCAGAGCGACAATTACGATGAAGTCGCGTCGAAGACGCGCCCGGGCCACAAAGACCGCAAGTACTGGCAAGCATATCCCGACAAAGACGCCGGCGTTGCGGTTCTTGTCGCCGCGATCGCAGCAAAGCAGCGCGAGTACGATGCGCTTCTCGCGGAGCAGACGAAGGAATCCCCGGCGAGCGAGACAGAACAAGAGCCGGCGAAGCGCAAGCCCGGCCGTCCGCCGAAAGCCCCGACCGCAGCGACGACATCAGAATTGTCGCCGGTCAACCAGTAACAGCCAAACGCTATAGCGAATAACGAGGAAAGCCTAAATGGCCGAACGCGAACTTATTGTCACCGAAACGCCTATCGTCCCGCCGCAAGAAGCGCCGCAAGAAGAAGCGCCCGAGGCGCAGGAAGCGCCGGAACCGGAAGAAGGCGCAGAGCCGGAAGCCGATGCAACGGAAGAAGGCAAGCCCGAGGAGAAGAGAAAGCCGGGCCGGCCGTCATACGCTGAAGTCCAAGAGCGCTTGCGCAAGGCCGAGTATGCGCGCGCGCAAGACCGCGCCCGCTTTCGTCGGCAGAGCCAGGACCTGCAGGAAAGAGAGCGGCAATATCAAGAGCGCTTGGCGCGGATAGAGGGCCATCTTCAGGCGAAAGAGCAGCCAAAGACGCAGGCCGAACCGCCTATTCCGCGATTCGCCGATTCGCCTGTTGAAGTCGGAGAAATCCTCCAGAAAAAGATCGAGCAACTCGAATCGGCGCGCGCGAACTTTGAGCGCCAAGCGGCCGAGCGCGCCCAGCGCGACCAGCACGCGCAACAGCAAGAAAGTCAGTTCAAAGCCGTCAGGCTGTGGGTGGAGAAAAACGAACGCGAGTATTCGCAGATCAACCCCGACTACCTGCCGGCGACGCAGCACCTGAAGGGCGTCTGGTACGCCCAAGCGGAAATGCAGTTTCCAAACGCGACGGCGGACGAATTAGAAAATGTCGTCAGGAGCCACGCCTATCTCATCGCGAACGCCGCGGCTCAAGCCGGGCATGATCCGTGCGAGCACGCCTACAATCTCGCGCAAAAGATGGGCTACCGCGCAGCCGTAGAGGCAAAGCCGTCCCCGCTCGCGCAGATCAAGGCTGGGCAAACCGTCGCCAAAACCATGTCCGGCGGCGGGCGCTCCGTGAAAGGCCCGATCGGTTTCAAAGAACTCGGGCAGATCAGGGACAAAAAGGAATTCGAGAAAAAGTTTGACGAGATGGAAGCCGAGACGGCTCGCCGCCTTGGCCTCAACTCGTCCTCGTAAGGCTCACGTCACGAGCCGACGTCACGAGTCGCGTCAGAACTCGCCCGTCCGGAGGAAACGTCATTCCTCCCTTCGCGTTCCCTGTCAGGAATAGCGCCCGTCACGAGCCGCGTTAGAGCTCGCCCGTAAGCCGCCGACGTTACTGGCCGCAACTTCCAGCCACTCAACAAAACAGGAATGAACCAATGGCCGACACGGCTTTTGGCGTCAATGACGCCGAAACCGTCAAGGTCTGGCGGAAGAAGCATGCCATCGAGACCAGAAAGAAAATGGCTCTTGGCCCGCTTATCGGCACAGGCCCTGACAGTTTAATTCAACAGGTCGACGAGCTTAAAGGACCGGGCGACCGGGTCCGCACAACCCTCATCATGCAGATGAACCAGCGCGGCGTGCAAGGCGACGCGACGGCCGAGGGCAACGAGGAGACGGTCGCGTCTTTCACCGACGACGTGGTGATCGACCAGATTCGCTTCCAACACCGAAGCGCCGGCAAGATGTCGGAGCAGCGCGTCGCGTTCAACGTCAGAAAGACGGCGCGCGGGCTTCTCTCCGAACTCAACGCCGCGCGTCTTGACCGCGCCGGGTTCCTGCAGCTTGCGGGATATACCGGCGGCTCCGTCACCGAGCATGGGGAGACCTATGACGGGACGGATACGATCTACACCGGCAATAACGCGACGCTCGCGCCGAACTCAACCTCGAAATATCGGTGCGACAACGCCGCTGGCGTCATCACCATGCCGCAGGAGGAAGACGAGTCCATCGGCTCCGCCGACGTGATGAATCTCACCGTCCTCGACTACGCCAAAGCGATCGCCGAAACGCGCTCGCCGATGTTGAAGCCGATCATGATCGACGGCGAGAAGCACTACGTGTTTTTCCTCCATCCCTATCAGGTGAAAGACCTTCGTTCCAACACCTCATCGGGCCAGTGGCAGGCGATTCACTTGGCTGGCCTCGCCGGCGGCAAAGACACCAAGAGCCCGATCTTCACCGGCGCCCTTGGCATGTACAACGGGATCGTGCTTCGCGAATCTCCGCGCGTTCCGCTCGGCGTTAATTCGTCGACAAGCGCGGCGATCACTACCGTACGCAGGTCATTCCTCGCCGGCGCCCAAGCCGCAACGATCGCGTTCGCAGACGGCTCTGACTACGAGAGCTGGGACTGGAACGAGAAGACGTTCGACTACGGCAACAAGGGCGGCGTCTCGGTCGGCTGCATCTACGGCATCAAGAAAAACCGCTGGAACTCGATCGACTTCTCGTCGCTCGTCGTTTCGACCTACGCGACGATTTAGGGAGGACATCACATGGCAGCTTCTAGAACAGGCTATGGGACCGAGAATTCGGTCGAACATGTCCTCGCGAAAAAAGTCGTGTTCGGGGACATCGGCGATGGCGATCTTGTCATCGGCACATTGTCGAATGCGGTCGTCGTCGACACGTTCTGCGTCGTCGAGACTGTGTTCAATGCGGGAACGTCGTGCGTTCTCGACATCGGAACGGCCGGAGACCCTGACGGGTTTGCGACCGATTACGACGTCTTGGCTTCCGTCGGCTCTATTGCAAGAGATACGGCGATTGCGACATCGAACGACTGCGTCATCACGACAGACACCAATATCGTCTGCTCGCTTGTCGCGGTCGGCACGGCGGCGACGACGGGCTCTGCCTGGGTCGGGGTGAAATTCATCCCGATGCAGGCGTTCAAGAGTTCCGGCGTCATCGGCTAATGACTGACATGGGCGCGCTTCGTTATTCCAAGGTTGCTCTGTGTACGCCTTGCTATGACGGGCGCGCCCATATCGGGCACAACCGCTCTATCGGCGCGTTTTTAGGAACATTGAAGCGTCTCGATTGCGAAGGGCGCTACTTCGACGCTCAGCACGGGGCGAATCTTCCAAGGCTCAGGAACACGCTTGTCGCAGAGGCCCTATCGTGGGGCGCGGAAACGATCCTATGGGTCGATTCCGATGTGGCGTTCACGCCGCATGACGCGCTTCCCTTATTGCGGGCGCGCGAGGCGTGCGTCGGGGCCGCGATCCAAAGACGGCCGATCGCAGAAAACGAGCCGCCCTCCGTGACGTTTCGATTGATGGAGAACGGCGGGGTCAATTACCGATCCGACGGGCTTGTCGAGGTCGGGCTTATCGGCACCGCGTTTGCGAAAACGGATCGCATCGTCTTTGAGAAAATGGGCGAGGCTGGAATAGCGCTAAGGCTCGAGAACGAAGGATGCTCGGCCGCGGCGCTTCCCTTCCTGCGCAGCTACTTCTGGTACGATCCGGAAGATACGGGCCGCGTCTGCGCTAAGACCGGCGAGAAACTCTACCGCGATCCGGGCGAGGACTACACGTTTTTCCGGCGCGCTTCGGCGCTCGGCTTCAAATCCTTCATCCATCCGACGATCAGGCCGGTCCACCACGAAGGACGCATGCGGCTTGAGAAGAACTTCTGGGACCTCCACGGGGCGCAGATCGAGGCGCAGCTAAAGCCTCACGCCGCCGAATAACTGACAACCGAAAGGACTAAAGGCCATGGTCGACTACAAAACGGACACCCAAGACCAATACCTGAAAGTCGCCGGCCTCTCCATCGCCGGCGTCGATCTTCCATCAACTGCGGTTGATGAACTCGCAACGCTCGGCGGTCTCACAGCGACAGCCGCGGAGCTCAATACCCTAGACGGCATTCTCGCGACCGTCACCGAACTGAACCAGACTTGCGACGTATCGACGAGACATGTCGCGGCCGGCGCGACGCTCACCGTCACGGCGGCGCTCCACGCCGACAAGGTGATCCTCCTCGATACCTTAGCCGGCTCGGTCTGCACGCTTCCCGCCGCGACCGGGACGGGCAACGTCTACAGGTTCATGACGAGCGTCATCGCGACCTCGAACTCGCATATCGTCCAAGTTGCCAACGCAACCGACGTGATGACGGGATCGCTCAACGTCGTCGATCATGCCGACGGGACCGTGACTGCCTTTGGCACGGTCGCCGCCTCCGACACGATTACGCTCAACCGAACGACGACGGGCTCGGTCAAGATCGGCGAATATATCGAGATCAGGGACGTCAAAGCCGGGTTCTTCTCTGTCTTCGGCACGGTGACGGCGACCGGCGCAGAAGCGAATCCGTTCTCGGCCGCCGTCTCTTAAAGCCTGACAGCGCGCCATGACGACCCTCGCAACCATGGCGACGAATATCCTGACGCACGAGCGGCGCACGACAGACACGGGCGCCGTGACTGCGGTCGATCTCTTTATTCAGGACGCAATCCGGCACTACGCCGGAAAGCGCTGGTGGGCGACGGAAGCGGACGGGCTGATCTTCACGACCGTCGCCGACACCGAGTACTATTCGGTCCCGGCCCCGTTGCGCGTCATCGACACCGTCTCGACATCGCAGAGCGTCGTTGTGAGGAAGACCATCACGGCGATTACAAAAGCAAATCCCGCCGTGGTCACATCGGCGGCGCACGGTATTGCCGACGGCGAGATCATACGCATCGTCGAAGCGGGAGGCATGACCGAGGTCAACGGCGTCCAGTTCACCGTCGACAATCCGGCGACGAACACCTTCGAACTTTCAGGGATCGATTCCTCCGCCTATACGACCTACACGTCCGGCGGGGCCGCCTATGTCACGCCTTCGACGGTCTACGCGCTAGACCCGATCAGCAATCTGCAACTGGAGGCGTGCTATTTTCAGCCGGAGCGCCAGTCCACAGGCCAGCCCGACGTATGGGCGATGCACAAGGACAGAATAAGGCTCTGGCCGATCCCGGACGGGACTTACGAAGTCAGGACCCAAGGCTACGGCGCGACGCTCCCGATCTCGACAAGCCTCGATACGAGCCCTTGGTCGAACGAGCTTTACTCGCTGATCTATTCAAGAGCGAGGGCGCTCTTTGCTCGCGACTACCGTCAAGACATCGAAGCCTATCAGCTCCACACAGCAGCAGAGCGCGACACCTGGGCGGCGCTTGAGTCTGAATCCGTGAAACGCACTGTCACGCGACGCTTCAAAAGCTGGGGGATTGTTTGAAACGTAGGAGAAACTTATGACGTATCAAGAGAGCGACGAGTACTGGGCTGCGAAGAAGCGCGCCAGAAAGATAGCTGAAGTGCAGTCAGACTATTTTAAGGGCCTGCTTAAGTTCGCGCATTCCGAAAACATTCTTGATACGGCGCTTGTCGATGCGGGCATTCCGCGCACGCGCACAGCGTCTGAAAGCCGGGCGATTGTTTGAGTGCGCGTGCGGGCCGGGCTCCCATCCGGCCTCCATCGATGGCCTAACCCATCTCGAAACATAGCTTTGGCCGCTAAAGAGGCAGGGCCTTAGCGATCCTCCGGGGCGCTGCCTCGCGCCGCCGCACGCCCTAGCAACAAACCACAATTCGCCGCGGAGATAAATGCCCCGCTCCTCAACCTTCATCTTCGGCCCTTGGGCGCCGGATAACCCGTCATGGGGCGGGTCCCGGCTTGGCTCCGGCGGCGAGATTATTCTTGAAGACGCGCATGGGTGCTTCTGGGCGTCTACCCCCTATGGCGGGGGATACAGGCCTCTGAGCGGGCCCGGAACGACAATTGCGCTCTTTGAAGACACCGGCGGGGAAGGCGGCGGCGGGGGAGGAGAGGACCCGCCATTCCCAGTTCTATATACGCCGAACACCATGCCGGCTTCGGCTTGCGCCAAGGGTTGGTTCGACGATCAGGACGCGTCGACCATCGACGTAGAGGCGGGCTCTCCAGGCGGGGAAGAAATTTCGGAGTGGCGCAACAAGATCACCGACGCGACGGACCACGCAATCCCGCGCGACTTCAACAACCCCGATCCATGGACGTCAGGGCCTACGTACAATTCCGGGCAGATGATGTTCACGGCGCTGAATTCATCTGTGCTCGATATCCAGCTTCCGGCGCAGCACACCGGCGCCAATCTCTGGTGCATCATCGTCGGACGCATCGGCCCGTTCTCCGGCGGACCAGACAACGTCTTTGTCGAGTTCGGCAATGACGGCGAGCTAGCGCAGTCAAACGCCGATTCCTTGACCATCATGCGCAACGGAACGAATTACCAGATCGCGGTCGACAGAAGCGGAGAAACCGACGCTCTTTCCGACACGGTTCCGAACGCGACAGACGATGACAGGCCGGGCAAGTCGGAATTCATGCTGTTGGTTCGCTGCGACGGAACGAACAAGATCGTGCGCACGAACGGCGTCTTGTCTGACACCGAGACATCGACGACGGCGTTTGACATCACTCGGGTTCGCCTCGGCGCCCGCGGCGACGATAACTCCAGCTACGATCTCAAGGGCACATTGCGGGCCATCGTCTACGGCACATGCGCCTTGACGGACGAAGACGTCGAGAAGCTGGAAGGCTTCATGGCGCACTGGCGCGGCAAGCCGACTGAATTCCTGCCGACGACGCATACGCATTACTCCTCCGCCCCGATGACGAGCTAGCGCCATGGTCGAAGTCAACGAACCGTCCGGAGACGGGGTGTTCTGGTCGGCGAACGGCGACGGGTACTTCTTCGTCGGCGACTACACGCGCATCTGGATGCTGAACGAAGCGCAAGACATTTTCGACGACGTGACGAAAGCGTCGGCGACCTACGAAGCCTCAAAGCTCGTTCCCTGGCAATTCGTCCAATACGGGGACAGGGTCACAGCGGTTTCGAAAAACCAGACGACGCAATATTTCGACCTCGGCGATTCAACGACGTTTGACGATCTTGCAGGCTCTCCCCCGAAGGCAAGATGCGGGGCGCAGGTTCGAGACTTCGTCATGGTCGGCTCGACGACGGAAGCGGGAACGAGTTTCAACACGCGCGTCCGCTGGTGCGGCTTTGACGACACCGAGGACTGGACGACAGACCCCGGCGGGACGCAAGCCGATTTCCAGGACATGGATGCAGCCTATGGCGAAGTCATCGGGATTGTCGGCGGCGAATTCGCGACCGTGTTTCAGCAAAGAGCGATCTCGCGCTTCACCTATGCCGGCCCGCCGTTCATTTTTCAGCGTGACACGGTCGAGATCAACAGGGGCGCGATTGCAACCCTCTCTATCGTCCCGGTTGGACGGCTGATCTTCTACTATTCGCAGGAGGGGTTCTTTGCTTTCGACGGGGCGTCGTCGACGCCTGTGTCGCAGAACATGAACCGCTGGATCAAGAACAAGATCACCGACGATACGGCGCAGCGGATGAGATCGGCGCACTACCCGGACATCCGCTGCATCATGTGGTCGTGGCCCTATGACCCGACAGGGGCTGATCGCCCGACATCGTCCTTAAGGATTATTTTCAATTACGACGTTGGGCGCTGGACCTGGGATTATTCGGCGACCGCGCGCTGGTATTGGACCGTTGCCCCCTCTGAAACGCTTTACATCGACGATCCCGTTTATGGCGAACTACTCATCGATGATCTCGACGATCCGATTGACTCGCAGGACGGCAGGCAAACGCGCGTCGTCGCCTGGAATTACGACGGAGTCGATTGGTCCTTGAAAGAACTCGACGGCGGCGATGTCGAGGCAAGGCTCGAAACCGTAAAGCTCGATCTATCTCCGGGACGGCGCACCATGATCACGTCGGCGCGCGTCATCGGGAACCTGACATCGGCGACGACAATGCGCGTCGCGGCGCAATCGTCGGCCGCATACCCCGCAAACACGCTCGCCTCTGATTCAGGCGTTGCAGATTTCGGACAGAACGCCTTCGAAGACGGGTTCGTCCCGTTGATGGCGGAGGGGCGCTATCACGGGATCATGACGAAATGGGACGGCGGGATTGGAACCACGACCGGCGATCTTGAGGAACTGACGGTCGTTCAAGGGATCGAGATCGAGTGGACACCGCTCGGCAAGTTCTGACATGACGCACGGGCACAGAATTCCCCCGGCGATGCCGGCGACGGCTGCAGGCTTTAAGTCGGCGCTGCATCAAATCATTACGGCGGTTGATCGCCTGTTTAAGGGCCACGTCAATTGCGTCGGCGAAATCACGCTAACGGCCGGAACGACGACGGTCCTCACATACCCCGAGCTTCATTCCGAGAAAGGGATCTTCTTCATGCCGAAATCAGCAGCTGCGGCGGCGCTTTATACCTCCTCGGCGTTTCGCTGCGCGGTGACGCAAGGCTCGGCGACGATCACTCATGCGAGTGCGGCAGGCACTGAAACTTACAGATGGGCGGCGTTCTGATGGCAGGGATCAACGATTGGGCCGCGCTCGGCCGACAGCAATTTCCAACGTCGCAGTTTCCCTTGAACCTGACCGGCGTCGACCCCAACAAGTTCGCAACGTGGCAGGGAAACCA